GCTGCTTCGGCGAGTCGCGTTTAGCAAGTTTCGCCAAATTAAGCGAGGATATCAAGTCGCCAATAAAGCGTACAATATCGCTAAGCCATATGCTAACATGTTAGCGAAGTATCGCTCAAAACGAAAGTCGCAATATATCGCTAATAAGCGATCGGGTCCTAATGCCCCCACGACTAACGGTGTACGTCATAATATGTTGTACGCAAGAAATGCTGCAACACTAATGCAAGAACTCCAAGTATTCAGTGTAACCTTTCCACCCATAAACAATCTAACGTCGGAAAGAACAAGGAAGTCTAATCAAATATACTTCTCAGGGATGAAGATATGCAGCAACCTGTATAATGATGCAGCGTTTCCACTAGAGGTACACTTTGCCATAGTAAGGTTGAAGAACAAAGAACTTCGAACGCTTAATACAGCGCTACCTGAACTGCGTGAGGATTTCTTCAGAGACCCTACTAACATAGGTGACAGAGATGCAGACTTCCCTAGTGCGCTGACAGTCTATGATCAGCGACTAAAATGTATGCCTATAAACCCTGACAGGTTTTGGATTCTAACTCATAGAAAGTTCATCTTGGGAGCTAAGCAAGCAACGACTAATACTAAACATATCAAAATGATGTCTAAGTATTTTCCGATAAAGAAGAAGATATCCTTCGAGGATTCAACTAACATTCTACCGTTAAATCCCTGGTTCATAGTAACCTGGGCGAGTCCTGTTGATGCTACTGATTTCGGAGCAGCCCTACTCCCATGGAGATGGGAGATCTATTGTACACCCTACTTTAGAAACCTGGAGTAACTAAAATATATATTTGGTCCTATATCTATCAAGTGTTAGCTTGGTTCGATCAGGGTCCTCGTTCGTAAAAACATACACATGGGGTATATGCTGTAAGATCTTCACTCTACTCTCGTATTTAGGTGAAAAGACCATTCTATCCTTCAATTGCTCTAGGAGCACGTAACTCAAATATTGTAAACCTCCCCTAGGAACGTTAAACAAAAAAATTCTTTTGGTTTCATCAATAATATATGCTAGATCATCGCGTTTCCCTGTTGACATTATCTGAACACCAGGGATCTCGCTTGCACAATACTTCTGAAAAAATGTTTTCCCCTTACCACCTTCTGGATCTACAATGAACCTGATAGATCGGTCGTCTGGCTCTTCTTGGAGTTCTGCGAATAGTTCTGATTGCCATCCTCGTAGTTCAATTTGATCGGGGACAAGTCTAGGAGGCGGCAACCGTAGTCGCAGGCACTCGATGACTCTAGGGAATTTGGTAAAGATGACGGGATGTTCATGACTGATGTCGGTTGGAGAAGGAGTGCGTCCATGTTGTGTATGGAACTCGGTTGCCCACGTAAAAAAGGAGTCCAGATCAGATCGTCTCCCCTGTCCTGAGCTAGGGCATGTGCCAAGTTCAGTGATGATTCCATCCTTGCAGCAATAGTCTCTAGCCTGCTGATTCGTGCCTTTAGCAGGTTCACAGTGCGCTCTAGTTCCAATGATTTGGCGCACTGTACGAAGCCGTTTTCGCACTGAGAAAATGACGAACCCTTGTAGGTGAGGCGTGCCGGAGGCACCGACTTCCTTCCCATAGACGAGGTATATGGCTGATTCTGGCAACTCTTTGAGAGCTTCATCTTCTGTGTAATTATTGAGAGTAAAAACCCAACGTGTGGATTGCATCCAAAGTTCTAAATTATGAGGAGATGAGGAGAAGTGAGCCTGGGTAATACTAATCCAGGCTCACTTTATCTCGTTTCCGTGGTACAGATATCTCGTTGAAAATGCTGTAGCATTGGCGATGTCTACAGAGTCGAGCGCAGTTGATTTTGTACCAATCCCGTATCGCCATAAATTCAGAAATGGCGATAAGTCCTGCATATAGATCGTTGGCGAGACTGCCTGCCAATCGTGCGCTGCTTCGGCGAGTCGCGTTTAGCAAGTTTCGCCAAATTAAGCGAGGATATCAAGTCGCCAATAAAGCGTACAATATCGCTAAGCCATATGCTAACATGTTAGCGAAGTATCGCTCAAAA